ATTAGAGCGACAGACACATTAGATTTTAGACCAAGAGTATCTGTTTTCACATCCAATACTTCTTCACCTTTTGATTTTTCTAATAGAAATTTTAGTTCTTCTATCAAGTTAAATTTAACACCCAACGAAAGCACTATTCTTGGATATGATTACTATCTTGGTAGAGTTGATAAAATTTATTTGAATAAAAACGGAGAATTTATCTACCTGGAAGGATTGTCATCCATAAGTCCAAAATCCCCATTAAAGACTGATGATTTAATGGAGTTAGGAACGATTACTCTTCCCCCATATCTTTACAATGTCAAGAATGCTATATTATCTCTTACAGATAATAGAAGATATACTATGAGAGACATTGGATTGATTGAAAATCGAGTAAAAAATCTTGAGAGGGTAACTTCATTATCACTTTTAGAATTAAGCACGCAAACACTTCAAATACAAGATTCTGAAGGATTTAACAGATTTAAAACTGGATTTTTTGTAGATGACTTTAAAGATTTTTCAAGAATAAACAATTTATTTTCATCAATTGAAATTGATTCAGATTTTCAAGAGATGAGACCCATCATCTCTAGAAATAGTTTAAAAAATTATCTCGCGCCAGCACAAAATATAACAGATGAATCTGTAGACTTATCTACAAACTATAATCTCTTAGATTCAAATACTCAAAAAACTGGACCTACAGTTTCACTCAAATATAGTTCTGAAAAATGGATATCACAACCATTGGCAACTCAGGTTGAAAATGTAAATCCATTCCATGTGGTGTCTTATAGCGGAACGATAAAATTGTCTCCGGAAAGAGATAATTGGGTTAGAACTGTACAATTGCCAGATAAGACTATTTCTGTTACTGATTTTATTCTAATCGAAAGAAACAGAGTTGAACTTGAAACTAGAAGAATTAGAATAGCAAATTGGGATAGGAGAGGTGAAATTAGAAGATCTATTGAAGCATCTCAAAATACAACTGATTCCTCAAATACAACTACATCATCTTCAAGTGTTACTAGATTAGTAGAATCTAGACCTGAAGAATATATGAGATCTAGAAATACTGAATTTTCTATTTCCAATTTGAAACCATCTACAGAATATTATCAATTCCTAGATGGAAACGGGTCTGTAGACTTTATTCCAAAACTTATTGAAATATCGGATAGTTCTTCTTTACAAAATCCTGGAGCATCATCTACATTTTCAATCGGAGAAACTATTTTTGGATATGATTCAACAAATAATAAAATTATTTCCTTCAGAGTTGCGCGACCAGACCATAAGTTTGGGGCATATAATTCTCCGACCACATCATTTACTATAAATCCTTATAATAGAACAGAGTCTTTACCAACTGCATATAGTACTTCTTCAAAAGTGTTGAATGTAGATACTTATTCATTATCAGAAGAAGCACAGGGTTTATATTCTGGATATTTAGTTACAGGTGCAAAACTTGTTGGACAAACAAGTGGTGCCATAGCATATGTAAAAGATCTTAGACTAATATCTGATAACTTTGGAGATTTAATAGGATCTTTCTTTATCAGAGATCCAAATACTTCACCTGCACCTGACGTTAGAATTAATACAGGAAATAAAACTTATAAAGTTACATCAAGTCCTACAAACGAAACTGCAGCGCCTGGTAGTACTTCCATTTCTAGTGCTACAACAAACTATGTTTCTGAAGGAACTTTAGAGTTATATGAAACCACCATTACAAATACTAGTACAGTAACTACCACTAGAACTACGACTACAACTATAACAAATGTTACAACTGAATTTTATGATCCTTTAGCACAGTCGTTTAGTGTTGGTGGAAGTGAAACTGCAAATGACGAGGAGAATGGTGTTTATTTAACAAATGTAGATCTATTCTTTTATAAAAAAGATACTAACAATAACCCATTAACAGTTCAAGTAAGAACTGTAGAACTTGGTACTCCAACTAGAACAGTTATTGGAAATCCTGTTACTCTTAGACCAAATCAAATTAATATTTCTGATGATGCATCTGCAGTAACTAAAGTAACATTTGATTATCCAATCTACCTTCCTCCTGGACTAGAATATGCAATTGTTCTCCTTGCTCCAGAAAGCGTAGAGTATGAGGTCTTTATTGCAGAAATGGGTAAAAAGACTATTCAGTCTGCAAATCTACCTGATGCTAATGCTGTTGTTTATAGTCAGCAATTTGCTATGGGCAGTCTATTTAAGTCTCAAAATGGATCTATATGGACAGCAAATCAGTATCAAGATATGAAGTTTACACTATATCGTGCAAACTTTGTAACAAATACTCCTTCTACAGCATACTTCTATAATCCAACTCTGAATGAAAGTAATGGGTATATCAAAAATCTCCAAAATAATCCGCTAACTGCACTTCCTAGGTTATTGAGTGTTGGCATTACAACTACCACCGATACTAATGCTATTGGCATCTTGACCACGGGTAGAAAAGTAAGTGAGAGCATAAAAACATATAATTATGGATATATCGTTGGCACAGGATGTTCAGTATCTTCTGTTGGCGTAACCACAGGTGGTTTTAATTATGTTTCAACTAATCCAGTATCCACATTCAATATTATTGGCAACGGATCTGGTCTTACTTTAGATATTACTGCTTCTGGTGGTGTGATTGGTGTTGCTACTGTAGTAAATCCTGGCACAGGATATGCAATTGGAGATGTTGTTGGCATTGTAACTTCTTCGGTTTCCAGTAACAGCGGAAAAAATGCAACCATAACGATTACTGGCAATAACAATGGGGTTGACACTTTATATCTGAGCAATGTCCAAGGCAACTCTTTCACTGCAGATGGAACTGCAAACTTAGTCTATTATGACAATTCCAATAATTCGGTGACTATGGGATCTACATACATTACCAGATCAACTCCTACAGGATCTCTGTATGGTGGAAACTTTGTTAAGGTAAATCACTTTAATCATGGGATGTATGCAGCGAATAATAAAGTTTCTATCTCTGGTGTTTTACCAAATGTTGTACCAACTACATTATCTCAATCTATAACAGCATCTTCCACATCTATTTCTGTTGCAAGTACTGCAAACTTTGCGACCTTTGAGGGTATAGGAGTTGGTGCAAGTAATCCTGGATATGCAATTATTGAAAATGAAATTATTAAGTATGAACGTGTAGGATCTGGCACATTAGAAACAATAACAAGAGCACAATCATCAACAATTGCAGTTCCTCACGACACTAATACACAAGTCTATAAGTATGAATTTAACGGAGTCTCTTTGAGAAGAATTAATACAACTCATGATATTAGTGATGTTGGTTTAGATATCGATAGTTACTATATTGAAATTGATAGAACTTCTAATGGTGTAGATAGAAGTGTGGATAACACTCCTACAGGATATCCTCAACTTTCATTTGAAACTGAATTGAATTCGGGAGGAAATACGGTCTTTGCTACAGAAAATATTCAGTATGACTCGATTATTCCATTCTATAGAATTATATCCCCAACTGACGCCACTTCTGTATCTGCAAAGATTAGAAGTGTAAGTGGAACAAGTATATCGGGAAATGAAGTATCATTCAATGACTTAGGTTATGAGGATATACAACTAAATTCCTTAAACCAATTGCCTTCGACAAGAATTATTTGCTCCAAAGTTAATGAAGATGCATACTTAACTACTCTTCCTAGAAATAAATCTTTCACTACAACAGTCACTTTACAAACAACCAATAAGTATCTTTCCCCACAAATATTCTTAGACAACTGCTTCACAGATTTCCACAGTAATAGGATTAATTCGCCTATATCAAATTACTCTACCGATAATAGAGTTAATTCATTTATTGAAGACCCACACACTTCAGTTTATGTTTCTAATACCGTTAGACTATCACAGTCTGCAACTTCTCTAAAAGTTATACTATCTGTTTATAGACATTCTTCTGCTGACTTTAGAGTTCTTTACAGTTTGATTAGACCAGACTCTAGTGAAATTGATCAAGCATTTGAATTATTCCCAGGATATAACAACTTAACCTTAGATAATAATGATGGATATTTGGATGTAATAGATCCAGCAAACAATAGTGGATTACCAGATACTCTTGTAAGAAGTAGTGGGGAGAATGAATTCTTAGAATATGAGTTTTCTGCTAATAATCTTGGTGAATTTACTGGATACATAATTAAAATTGTTATGTCTTCAACCAATCAAGCATATCCCCCAAGATTTAAAGATTTAAGGAGCATCGCAATCAGATGATGATACCAGTAAAAGGTCACCCAAATTTATATAGAGACGAAGAATCTGGAGCAATTATTAACTGTGACAATAATTCATATACTCAATATGTCAATAGTTTAAATAATAGAAATTCTCAAAAGAGAGAGTTGGATGAAATGAAGAAAGATATTAGTGAAATTAAATCTTTACTAAAAGAATTATTGGAAAAATAATTAATTTGTATAATTATAAATACCTACAGATATTTAAGCATTAGATAATGGCAGTTTATGTATCTAATATAATTATAGAGCAGGGGTTTGATTTTTCTAGTTCTTTTGCTTTAGGAGATTCTAGAACAAATTCTAGTCTTAACATTACTGGATATGGTGTTACTGCACAGTTGAGAAAAACTTCTTCCAGCACATCATATGTTTCTTTTGAAACATCAATTCTAGATTCTGAAATTGGTATTATTAAACTTTCATTAACAGATGAACAAACATCAAATTTGAAACCCGGCAGATATGTATATGATGTTATGGTAGAAATTGGTGGTTTAAATTCTGGAGGGACAAAATATAAAGCATTTGAAGGTATGGCTTTAGTAAGACCAGGAGTAACAAGGTAATGCCAAGTATACCAGACAGAATTGGTGGACAGGGAGTTATAAAAGTCCTTTCAAATATTAGTGGATCTTCAGTATCTAGAATTCTAGATTTGAGTGATGTTGATGCATCAAGTCTAGCAGATGGTTATTTTCTAGAATATAATGCCAATACATCTAAATTTATTACAACTGATACTTTTAGATTTGTAAAAAATATTAATGTAACTGATACGGTAACTACACAAAATCTTGATGTTACTGGAATTACAACCTTTAGGGGTGACTTATTTGTAGGATCTGATTTATATGTAGAAGAATACTTAGTTTATAATAAAAATTTTAACGGTCCAAATGGAATTGGATACTTTGATAATAGTGGCAAATTAGTAAGTACCGGAAATACATCAACTGCAATAGAAACGAGTAATTTTATATTAACTACCGATGAACCATCAGGAATCGTTACTTGGACTAGTATTATTGATGGGGGAGAGTACTAATGGCAAAACCTACAAGTAGACAAGAACTTATAGACTATTGTTTAAGGAGATTAGGTGCTCCAGTATTAGAAATCAACGTTGATGATGATCAAATTGATGATTTGGTAGATGACGCACTTCAGTATTTTCAAGAAAGGCACTTCGATGGTGTCGAAAGAATGTTCTTAAAATATAAGATTACTCAAGAGGACTTAGATAGAGGAAGGGCCAAAAATACTGAAGGTGTTGGAATTGTCACCACCACTTCAACATCAACAAATATTAGTGGATATGGGACAGTATCATCTTCATTTTATGAAACCTCCAATTTTATTCAAGTTCCAGATTCTGTAATAGGTATAGAGAAGATATTTAAGTTTGATACCAGTTCTATATCTGGAGGAATGTTTAGTATAAAGTATCAACTTTTTCTCAATGACTTGTATTATTTCAACTCGGTTGAACTTTTACAATATGCTATGGTTAAAACATACCTAGAAGACATTGATTTCCTTCTTACTCCAGATAAACAAATAAGATATAATAAAAGACAAGACAGACTATACCTTGATATTGATTGGGTAGCAGCTTCTTTAGATACTTACTTTGTTATTGATTGTTACAGGATTTTAGATCCAAATACATATACAAATGTTTATAATGATAGTTTTCTTAAGCAATATTTGACTTCATTGATAAAAAGGCAATGGGGACAAAATCTTATCAAATTCCAAGGAGTGAAACTTCCTGGAGGTATTGAATTAAACGGAAGACAACTTTATGATGATGCTGAGAAAGAACTTGAGAGCATCAGGCAAAGAATGTCTACAGATTACGAATTGCCACCATACGATTTTATAGGATAATTATGGCATTAAATCCTTTTTTTCTTCAAGGTTCTTCTGGAGAGCAAAATCTTGTACAAGATTTGATAAATGAACATTTAAAAATTTATGGAATAGAAATTTACTATATTCCAAGAAAACTCTTAAAAACTGATAATATACTCAATGAAGTTCAATCATCAAAATTTGATACAAGTTTTGTAATTGAAGCGTACTTAAATAATTATGATGGATATTTTCCAGATATTGATGTTATGAGTAAATTTGGAATTACTCTAAAGAATGAAATATCTTTAGTAATTTCGAAAGAGAGATTTGAAGAATCAATTTCTCCGTATTTGGCAGAAATAATGTCAGTTTCCCAAATATATTATCCTGGGGAGGATTTAGCATTTGTCGATAGGCCCAAAGAAGGGGATTTAATTTATTTTCCTTTAGGTGAGAGAATATTTGAAATAAAAAAAGTTGAGGTAGAAAAACCATTTTACCAACTAGGTAAAAATTATGTATATGAAATATCATGCGAACTATTCGAATATGAAGATGAAGATATTGATACTGGAATTTCTGAAATAGATAACGTTATTGAAGATGTTGGATATATTACAGATTTGAAATTGGTTGCTTTTGGTGAAACTGCACAATGCAAAGCATCCATTAGCCCTCTTATGGGTGTTAGTAGTATTGTATTACTTAATGATGGATATGGATATACCGAAACACCGATAGTTACAATAAGTCCACCTAAAGGAGATCCCGATACAAGTGCAATTATTGGTGCCACACCAGTGGATAATTTTTCTAAAACTGCAACTGCTGTAGCAATAACAACTTCAGTTGGAGATGGAAAATCTATAAAAGAAATATTAATCACAAATCCAGGTTATGGTTACACAGAACCACCTACTATTACAATTACTGGTGGAAATGGTTTTGGTGCCATAGCAACATGCGTTATAACTTCGGGATATATTTTGGATATTGGCATTATTGATAAAGGAGACCGTTATTATACTCCACCAATAATTACTATAGACCCCCCTGTTGGTGGAGGAACTACAGCAACAGCAGTATCTAGAATTGAATCTGGTAGGCTTTCGGATATTTTAATAATAAATGCTGGATCTGGATATAACTCAATTCCAAATATTACAGTTTCTCCACCTCCTTCTGTTGGTTTTGGTACTTATATTGTTTCCGAAACAGTTACAGGATCTCTTTCTGGTACTACTGCTGAAGTTAAATCATGGACTAATCCAGGACAAGATATTGATAAGATATTGAGAGTCTCTATAAATAATGGATCATTCAGTGAAGGTGAAAATATTGTTGGGTCCTCTTCATCTGCAATATACACTCTGAAGTCCTATAAGATAGATACCTCATCAAGTGATAAATATTCGGATAATGATGCTATAGAGGAAGAGGCAAGTAAAATAATAGATTTCACAGAATCAAACCCATTTGGTACGTATTAATGTTAGGAACATACTATTATCACGAAATTATTAGAAAGACTGTTGTATCATTCGGCACTTTGTTTAATAATATTCACATTAAGCATAAAAATAATTCTGACAATGTAATATCCGATATGAGAGTAGGTCTTTCTTATGGACCTATGCAAAAATTCTTAGCTAAAATAGAGCAGCAAGCAAATCTAACAAAACCTGTTGCTATCACTTTGCCAAGAATGTCTTTTGAAATGACTAGCATTCAGTATGATACAACAAGAAAAGTGGGTGTAACTCAAACATTTAAAGCAGTTTCAGAGGATGGAGACTTAAAAAAAGTTTTTATGCCTGTACCATATAATATCGGATTTGAATTAAATATTTTTACAAAATTAAATGATGATGCTCTTCAAATAATAGAGCAAATTTTGCCATATTTCCAACCTTCTTTTAATATGACAATTGATTTAGTTGATTCTATTGGGGAGAAGAGAGATATACCTATTGTTTTGGACAATATATCATTTCAAGATGATTATGAGGGATCATTTCAAACTCGTAGAGCATTAATTTATACTTTAAGATTTACTGTAAAAACTCATCTATTTGGTCCAGTTGCCGATACTACTGATGGACTTATTCGTAAAGTTAAAGTTGATTACTATAATTCAACTGATGTTGCAACTGCTAAGAGAGAAATGAGATATACAGTAACTCCAGATCCTATTGATGCTAATCAAGATGATGATTTTGGATTTAATGAAACATGGACAGAATTTTCGGATTCTAAAGATTATAGTCCAATTCAACAGAAAGATATTTGATAAATTATGACAAATAATTATGACGGTTTAGATTCTACTCTCAATATTAAAAGTGATATTGTTGAAGTGGAAAAAGTAAAAGAAGATTTGAATATTCAACCACTAAAAAGTGAGGATATTCAGAAGGACTATGAATACACAAGAGCAAATTTATATTCATTGATTGAGAAAGGTCAAGAAGCAATCAATGGAATAATGGAACTCGCTGGAGAAGGTGGAAGTCCCAGAGCATATGAAGTTGCAGGGCAACTGATTAAAAGTGTTGGTGATGTAACAGACAAACTCATTGACCTACAGAAAAAACTGAAGGATGTTGAGGATGAGACGGTTAAAACAACTAACAATGTAACAAACAATGCGGTTTTTGTTGGATCTACTTCAGAATTATCTAAATTACTCAAGCAAGGTTTTCTAAATAGTAAAGAGTAATTTTACTATTCTAATGGGTTGGTCGGATAAATACAAAAAATCTATTGATTGTGACAATCCAAAAGGATTTTCTCAAAGAGCTCACTGTCAAGGACGTAAAAAAAAATTAAACGAACAATTAAAACCAGTTAGAACAGTAGAGCAAATTGCAAAGAAACATCGTTTGGATGTTTCTTTTATCCAAAAACAGTTGGATATGGGGGAACCAATTGAACATGAACACACCAAAAATCATCAACTTGCCAAAGAAATTGCTCTTCAGCATCTTGACGAAATTCCAGACTATTATACTCGTTTGAAAAAAATGGAGGCAAATGCTAAAAAACATCATAAAAAATTTAAGGATGTAAAAGAAGAATTAGATGGAAAAACTCCAAGAGATCCTAATTATTCTTTAAAAGATTGGTTTAAAGGGTGGGTTCAAACTGGTGGAAAATATGATGGTAAACCTTGTGCTCGTCAACCAGGGCAAACAACTAAACCATATTGTAGAGATGCTGATGTTCGTGCTTCTATGAGTAAAGATGAAAGAAACAAAAGAGCCTCTAAAAAACGTAGAGAAGATCCAAATCCAGATAGATCAGGAGCTGCAAAAATTGTGACACAAGAAGAATACATTCAAGAAAAAAAGGGTGAAAAGGACGCTTGTTATCACAAAGTAAAAAGTAGATACAAAATTTGGCCAAGTGCATATGCTTCTGGAGCACTTGTAAAGTGTCGTAAAGTTGGCGCTGATAATTGGGGCACAAAGTCTGAAGAAACTATGGTTGATGAAGCAAAGAAGTGTTGGCCTGGTTATGAGAAGAAAGGAACTAAAAAAATGTTTGGTAAAACATATAATAATTGTGTAAAAGTAAAGGAGGAAATGGAAATGAAAAGATATTGCCCTAAGTGCGAAAAGTCAGAAACTAGAGATGAATGTAAATATGGACCCAAATATTGGGATATGTTTTCTATTCCAGAACCACTAGCACCAAATCAGAAAAAGTATAACATTGCAACAGTTCATCCCGGCAATTTCCCAGAGTCTTACGATCACGAGCACTCAATGGTAAGATCTCAACTATCTACCATTGATTCTGCAGTAAAAAGACTTCGTAAGAAAATGAAGGGTGAAGGTAATGTTGAGGCGTGGGTGCAATCAAAGATTACAAAAGCATCAGATTACTTAGATT